ACCTCCTGTTGTGTTATAATATACCCTATATTATGAAAGATTTATTATGACAGCTCGTACTGAAATCCGTGAAAAGTTTATGTCCACTCTGCAAGGCCTCGGCAAAGCTGAAGTGACTAAAGCAGAAATCAAATCCATTTGTGCAAGTCTAGGCATTTCTGGTGCTCAATGGTTTACCAAAGATGAATCGAACCGTGTTGGTCGTGGTAAATACCTTGTACCTAATCCCGCATTGATATCGATGCAAGCCAATGTTGTGCCTATGAAAAAACCTGTTGAACAATCAAAGAATAAAATTGTCAATGTCATTACTGACCTTGATACGGCTAATTTAATTCCAACACCATATCGTAACTATGTCCCATTCGGTGACTTTGACGATATCGTTTCAATCGTAAAATCAAATCGATTCTTTCCTGTATTCATTACTGGTCATTCTGGTAATGGTAAAACAATGTCTATTGAACAGGCTTGTGCAAAGGCTCGCCGTAAATTCATTTGCGTATCAATGACACCTGAAACTGATGAGGGTGATTTGCTTGGTAACTATGTGTTGATTGACGGCAATATGGAATGGCGTGATGGTCCTGTGACTACTGCCGCTCGTCAAGGCGCTGTGTTATGTATTGATGAAATTGATTATGGTGCTCAGAACCTTTCCTCATTGCAACGGGTACTTGAGGGCAAACCTTTCATGTTGAAAAAGAAAGGTGAATTGATTACACCTGCTGAAGGTTTCACGGTGTTTGCTACTGCAAATACTAAAGGTAAAGGTTCAGATGATGGTCGTTACATGTTTACCAATGTTTTGAACGAAGCGTTCCTTGAGCGTTTCCCTAATACATATGAACAACAATGGCCACCAACTAATGTTGAAAAGAAAATCATTAAGAAAGAATTGGATTCTGTTGGTCGTGAAGACGATGACTTTGCTGACAAACTGGTAATGTGGGCAGATACTATTCGCAAAACATTCTTGGATGGTGGTTGTGATGAAGTGATTTCCACTCGCCGTTTGGTACACATTGTGAATACATTTGGTATTCATGGTAATAAAATTAAAGCAATCAACCTTTGCTTGAACCGCTTTGATGATGATACAAAGGCAAGTTTCATTGACTTGTATACCAAAATTGATGCGGGTATTAATCCTGATGCTATCATTCAACCGGTAGTTGAAGATGTTCCTGTTTCCGATGCGGATCATTAATGAATAAATTCGGCAGAGAATATTCTTTGCCGTAAAAAGTGTTGACACACTCACTTAAACGTGTTATAATACATCATAATTTGAGAGAATGAATCTCCTCTTGAATATTAAATCGTTAATAGAGATTCGTGTTTATTATGGAGACTACTATGTCCGCTAAATCTAAAGTCCTCGCCTATCTTTCTAAGACTGGCTCTTACAACACATTGACAGCTGCTAAGATGCAATCTGTCTTTGGTGTTTCAAATCCTTCCGCAACAATCAATGAGTTGCGTAACGAAGGCTATTCAATCTATTTGAATACACGCAACACTCAAAGTGGTACGAAAGTTTCTTTCTACCGTTTGGGCACACCAACTAAGCGTGTTGTTGCCGCAGGCATTGCTGCAATCCGTTCACAAGGACAACGTGCTTTTGCCTAATATTTCTTAGGAAACCACTTGAGGGAGTGATACATATAGGTGTCACTCCCTCTTTTTATTTTATGGAAGCCTTATGGAAATTGAAGTTAAAATTGATGAATTGAAAAAGCACAAAGTCTTTATCGCCACACCAATGTATGGCGGCATGGCTCATGGTCTTTATATCAAATCCTGTCTGGACTTACAGACAACCTTTGCAAAGTACGGAATTGAAACCAAGTTTTCTTTCCTGTTTAACGAATCACTTATTACCCGAGCACGAAACTACCTTGTAGATGAATTTCTCCGCTCGGGTTACACACACTTGTTGTTCATTGATTCGGACATTCACTACAACCCGCAAGATGTACTTGCGCTACTAGCCCTTGATAAAGATGTTATCGGTGGGCCATATCCTAAGAAATCTATCAACTGGCCTAATGTTGCAGCTGCAGCAAGAAACCATCCAGAAATGGAACCTCGTGACTTAGAAGGTCTTGTTGGTGAATATGTTTTCAACGTAGTAAAAGGCACCTCACAGTTCCAAGTTACTGAACCTCTTGAAGTTATGGAAATTGGTACAGGTTATATGATGGTCAAACGTGAAGTGTTTGAGAAAATGGAAATTGAATATCCATCTATCAAGTACAAACCAGACCACGTTGGTCAAGCCAACTTTGATGGTACACGTTACATTCATGCTTACTTTGATACAGTAATTGACACCAAGGATTCTATCACTGGTGGTGGTTCTGAAAGGTATTTGTCAGAAGATTATATGTTCTGTCAGATGTGGCGTAAGATGGGTGGAACAATCTTCTTGTGCCCTTGGATGAAAACACAACACATTGGTACATATGCCTTTAGTGGTAATATGCCTGCTGTTGCACAGTACACAGGAAAACTATAATGGCCAGGTTTGAAGAAGATGATGTAAAAGCTTCTCAAACCGCCACTACTGGTGGCCGCAAATTTGATGGTAACAAACTTGAATTTGGTTTGTTACCACCAAAAGCGTTAGAAGCTACTGTTGACGTTCTTACCTTTGGCGCTCAAAAGTATGAACGTGATAATTGGAAAAAAGTACCTGACTCAAAACGTAGGTACTTTGATGCGCTACAGAGACATATGTGGGCATGGAAAAATGGTGAGACCTTAGACCCTGAGTCTGGCAAACATCACCTTGCTCACGCTATGTGTTGCCTCATGTTTCTCTATGAACATGATACAATCTATTCTGTGAATGATTAATTTTTTTGGAGTATATTATGAAACTATCTAGTGACACACTATCAGTATTGAAAAACTTTGGTTCTATCAACCAAGGCTTACTGTTCAAACAGGGCAAAACCCTAAAAACTGTTTCTTCACACAAGAATATTCTTGCTGAAGTTACAATTACGGAAGAAATCCCTACAGACTTTGGTGTTTATGACCTAAACAACTTTTTGTCCGTGGTTTCTTTGCATAAAGACGATACATCATTTGACTTTGATGAGAAGCATGTTGTTATTGTTGGTAACAAAGGTCGTAGTAAAATCAAGTATCGCTTCTGCGACCCTACTATGATTAACACACCGCCTGAAAAGCCTTTGACAATGCCTGAGGCTGAGATTACATTCAAGTTGACCTCTGAAGACTTTGATTGGATTCTCCGTGCCGCTTCTGTATTGTCTTCACCACAAGTTGCTATCGAATCTGATGGTACTGAAGTGAACATTGTTACAATTGATTTGGCCAATGATTCTGCCCACACCGATGCACTCAAACTAGATGCCGCTGGTGATGGTAGTAAGTATCGTATGGTATTCAAAACAGAAAACTTGACAAAGGTATTGCCAGGTTCTTATGTTGTATCTATTTCTTCTAAAGGTATTTCAAACTTTAAGAATTCAAATGTACCATTACAATATTGGATTACTACTGAACAAGGTAGTAAATTTGAGAAATCAAATTAATTTTTTTATTATGATTTATGTGAAAGGTTCCTATGGAACATTTGTTATGGACAGAGAAGTATCGGCCGAAAACAATCGAAGATTGTATTCTACCAGAACGGTTGAAACTGCCGTTTCAGGAGTACGTCAACCAGAGAAACATTCCAAACCTTCTACTGGCTGGTGGGGCGGGAGTAGGCAAAACGACCGTAGCCAAAGCACTTTGCAACGAAGTGGGTTGCGACTACATCGTAATCAATGGTTCTGATGAATCAGGTATCGACACATTCAGAACCAAGATTAAAAATTATGCATCGTCAATGAGTTTAACTGGTGGCCGCAAGGTCATCATCATTGATGAAGCTGATTATCTAAATCCAAATTCTACGCAACCTGCTTTGCGTAATGCGATTGAAGAATTTGCAAGCAATTGCTCATTCATCTTTACTTGTAATTACAAGAACCGCATCATTGAACCACTACACTCACGTTGTGCAGTTATTGAGTTCTCCCTGAAGAATGGTGAGAAGGCCAAGATGGCCAGTGCATTCTTTAAGCGAATTCAGTCTGTTTTGCAAAGTGAATCCGTTGACTATGATGACAAGGTTATTGCTGAATTAATCAAGAAGCACTTTCCAGACTTCCGCCGTATCATTAATGAGTTACAGCGGTATTCACAGTTTGGTAAGATTGATACTGGTGTTTTGGCACAGATTGGTGATATCTCTATTGCAGAGATTGTTAAATTCATCCGTGATAAAGACTTTGGTTCTATTCGTAAATGGGTTGCTACGAATGATGTTGACTCTAACACCTTGTACCGCAAGCTATATGATTCAATGTATGATTTGATGAAACCTCAATCTATTCCACAGGCTGTGTTGATTCTGGCTGACTATCAGTACAAGGCTGCATTCGTTGCTGACCAAGAGATTAATACTGTGGCTTGCCTGACTGAGATTATGGTCAACTGTGAGTTCGTATGATTATAGACCTATTTAAACCAACCATAGAATGGATTAAAGATGACTGGAATTCTAATCGTTTTCGCTTTTGCGTTGAGCTGCTTGCTTGGTGCATTAGTATTGGGTGTTCAATTACCATGGCTCTTACAGTTCCCAGCCCGCCCTTACTCACTCTTTATCCTATATGGATCATCGGTTGTGGCCTCTATGCTTGGGCTGCTTTTACTAGGAAATCTTTTGGCATGTTGGCTAACTACCTGCTACTTGTGACTATTGATTCCGTTGGCCTGATCCGGATGGTAGTAAATTAACCTTCGGCGAACCGTCCGTAAAATGTCTAAATCTTACGGATACTAAATATTTGGTTAAGCATTAAAATTATGAATCCATTTGATTATGTTAACGCTATCTTGCAAAACAAGAAGCAATTGATTGTTGATGAAATTACTGAGAAAGACTATACACCTTTCTTGGTCAACCGCAGCCTTTCCTATCATAAAGACTGTATCATGTATGCCAATGAAATGAATCGTAGACACTTCATTGATAAAAAACTACAAAATGATTTCCTTCTAAATACCGTACGGTCACAGAAAAGACCATTTGCTAAGTGGGCTAAAGTTGAAAAGAATGATGATTTGGAATGTATAAAGCTAATCTACAATTTTTCTGACTCTAAAGCTCGTGACGCTCGGCGTTTACTCAGCAAAGAACAAATCCAAGAACTAAAAGAAAAAACCGATACTGGTGGATTAAGGAAATGATATGGTTGATTTGTCAAAGTTTGTTGAGGTATTACTCAACGAACAGGATGATTTTTTAAAGGTACGTGAAACTCTAACTCGTATTGGTGTATCCTCTCGTAAAGAGAAGGTTCTTTATCAGTCTTGCCATATTTTACACAAACAAGGCAAATACTATATTGTTCACTTCAAAGAACTATTTGCATTGGATGGTAAACCATCTAATATTTCAGAGAATGATATTCAAAGGCGCAATGCCATTGCTAATTTGTTAGAAGAATGGGGTTTGATTAAAGTGTTAAATAAGCATATATTAGAAAACAATATTGCACCGTTACACCAGATTAAAATTATAGCATTCAAAGAAAAAGACCAATGGGAACTTATTGCTAAGTATAACATTGGAAAGAAAACACCAGAATATTGAAGAACCCACCTTAGGGCCGTTTGATGCTACGGTAACAAGGCGTCCGTGCAATTGAACTGACATACGTTAATTGTCCCTGTATAAAGTAAGCAGGAAGATACGCCTTCGGGGTATCATTTTTTTATCAACTCGCTTAATAGGAGAAAAAACTATGACACGCTTTACAACATTGTATCCTCAGTTTGTCGGATTTGACCAATTGTTTAATGAGCTCGAAAGACTCGTTGAAGTTCCAACACATCCACGCCAAACTACTTTCCCACCACACAACGTACTCAAAGTAGATGACAATCATTATGTCGTTGAAATGGCTGTTGCTGGTTTTGCCAAGAATGAAATCGACATTGAATTGAATGATGGCATTCTTGTTGTGAAAGGTGAAAAGAAAGACAAAGAAGATGCTGAGTATTTGTATCGTGGTATTGCAACACGCTCGTTCACTAAATCTATCCGCTTGGTAGATACTATTGAAGTTCGTGGTGCAGAATTCAAAGATGGCATTCTACGCATTGGTTTGGAGAATGTTATTCCTGAGAATAAGAAACCACGTAAAATTGAAATTGGTAACGGACTAAAGTTACCTAAGGCACAACTGCTTCAAGAAAAAGAAACAGTTTAAACCAAGGGGCTTCGGCCCCTTCTAGGATTATTATGAATATTAATATGATGATACATACTCACAAAGAGTATGCTTTTAATTTTGATTCGAGTTGGGTTAAAGCTTCCTATGCTGGAGGTACTGGTCCATACGAATGGCATCCACCAAGTCCCAATGGTGAATACACTAATGTAAATGGTGGATTGAATACTATCAGTAAGTATCGCCATTATTATTATAAAGTTGATGAGCTTGATTTTCTCAAAGCTTTAGGTCAACAAGCAACCGATTACTACCTTGCAAACAATGATACAGAATCAGAGTATCTTGGTGTAGGTTCATATCGTAGATACTTAGCAATTCAACAAGGTGTTGGTTATGTTGGTGAAAAACTACATGTACCATCTAATGTTGAATCATGTAAGCTATTAACATCTGAGTCTCAAAAAGAAGCCGCATTAAAATACTTAAAATCAGCTGATGTTGTTTGTAGTCGTTATCGTATGATGCACAACTCTATTGAGAATCAATACTTAGAATCACAACTGCCTGAATATTGGAATCTATTCAAAGAAGGCATTCAAGTTGTAAATCCTAGTTATCGTAAACATATGTTGTGGTTTACTGACAATAGTATATGTAACTACGAATGTGTTTATATCTTACCTAGACACCTATTTAAACAACTTGTGAATGAATATTTTGATATCATGGAATTTATTTGGAAGAATTGCTCTGAAACATTTCCTGATAAAAACAAAAAACAATACAACTGTACAGAGATTAACCCATGGAGATATCCTGGTTTCTTAAATGAAAGATTTGTACCATTCTTCTTCTATGCAAACGGCTTGCGTAAGATGGAAGTACCACTGGCGTTTTTAGAATGATGACAACCATTCCTATTATTTCAACAAAGCGGTCTTGTGGTGATTGCACATTATGTTGCGAAGGTTGGCTTGCTAATATTTCCCATGGATATGAGATGTGGCCTGGCCGAAAATGTCAATTTGTTTCCTTAGAAAAAGGTTGTACAATCTATGACCAGCGTCCCGATAATTGTCAAAAATTTCAATGTCAATGGTTATCTGATGAACGCATTCCAGAATGGATGAAACCCAATAAATCTGGTGTTATTATTAGAGAAAGACAAATAGATGGTGTCAAATTTTTAGAAATTACTGAGGCGGGACAAAAACTTGACTCAGAAATTTTAAGTTGGGCTCTTAACGCAATGACTGGTAAAGTATTTGTTAATTTAAAATATCAAGTTTCTTCTGGTTGGAATTATTTTGGCACCGAAGAATTTTTTAAAATGATTAAAAAGAATTTTGGATGAAACAGAAATTTATTGATGCACACATGAAAGCTGCTGAAGTCTATGCGGAGTTATCTTCTGCTAAACGCCTTCATGTTGGTGCAATTATTGTAAAGAATGACCGCATCATTTCTATTGGTTACAATGGTATGCCTGCTGGTTGGGATAACAATTGTGAAGATATCAAAATAGATAATGATGGGCAATATGAATTGAGAACAAAACCAGAAGTGTTACACGCTGAAACTAATGCTATTGCTAAGTTGGCAAAGAGTAGTGAATCTGGTGAAGGTGCAACAATGTTTATTACACATGCACCTTGTTTAGATTGTGCCAAGTTGGTTTACCAATCTGGCATCAATAGTGTTTATTATAGAAACACATATAAAAATGAAGATGGTTTGAACTTTTTAGAAAAATGTAATATTAAGGTTGAAAAAATATGAGTGATGTATTCAGAGATGTGGAAACATTTATGGTTGCCGCAGGCCAGACCACAAAAGAAGATAACGAAGAACAATCTATGTTGTATCGTAGGTTAATCAATGAAGAATACCATGAATTCATTGATGCTGTTAGTAAAAATGATGATGTTGAAACTATTGATGCCTGCTTTGATACAATGTGGGTAATCATTGGGTACATGAAGTCCCGTGGTTGGGATTGCACAGGTGCTTGGGATGAAGGTGCTCTAAGTAACCTAAAGAAGATTGACAAGGAAACTAAAACTGTCCTTAAACGGGCAGACGGCAAGGTTCTTAAGCCTGCCGATTGGAAGAAACCAGATTTTACCAAGTTTGCCAAGTAAAGCCTTGCAATTGTTAGTATATTGTGTTATAATTATTTTATCGTATTTAAATGAGGATGTATATGAATCTACGTGAATTGGCAAAGAAGTTAGTTGTTGAGCATAAGTTGCCACATGCAGACAGGTACGAACTGTTCCTGCGTGACTTTGACAACAAGGTCGAGGTTGTTGGTTGGATGCAAGATCCAACTATCAATGTTCGTGAATTTCAGAATCGGGAAATGCTGATTCCGAAACGATGGGTTACCATCGGTGTGTTAGATGGTAATTTGAAGGTGAAAGCATGATTAAGCTTTTAACTTTCAAAACAAATCACTCTATCATGGGTGATGTTACAGAAACATCAAGTATGTTCGTAATTTCCAAACCTGTTCAGGTTGTTATGCAACCAACTAAAGATGGTGCATCAATGGGTTTTGTACCCTATGTTCAATTCTGTGATGAATGGAAAACAGGCATTACAATTAAGAAAGATGATATTCTTTTTGAAAGTACACCTGTATTAGAATTGACAAATCAATACAATGACATGTTCGGTTCTGGCATACAGATTGCCACATCCATTCCAAAACTATGATATAATGTGTGAATGTCTAAAAATTATTACACCAATGTTGCGGCTGTAGGCAACAATATCTGTTATCGTGGTGTGAAAGACGGTCGGCGCATTAAGCTTAAAATTGCTTATGAGCCGACTTTGTTTTTGCGCTCGAACAAAACAACCAACTTCAAATCACTTGAGGGTGTTTATCTTGAGCCAATGAAATTCGAATCGATGCGTGAGGCTCGAGACTTTGTTAAGCGGTATGATGAAGTCCAAGGTTTTGAGGTCTATGGTAATTCTAGTTATCAATATGCCTTCATTGCAGATGAACAAAAAGGCATGGTTGAATGGACAATGGAAGAACTGTCTATTGCCATTATCGATATCGAAGTTGGTTCAGAGAATGGATTTCCTGACCCATATCAAGCAAACGAAGCAATTACTGCTATTGCTGTTCGTCAATTGAATGGCGGCACTACAGTCTATGGTTGTGGTGATTACAAGAATGATGATGAAACTGTTACATATCATAAGTGCCGTGATGAGTATGATTTGTGTAAGAAGTTTTTGTCTGATTGGAATACAAACCCACCAGATGTAATTTCTGGTTGGAATATTAAGTTCTTTGATATTCCATATTTGGTTAATCGTTTCACAAAACTATTTGGTGAAGATGAAACACGCAAGTTATCTCCTTGGGGTCTAATCAATAGTCGTAAGGCTGTGGTTAATAACCGAGAGTTAACTGCATATGAGTTTGTTGGCATTTCCACACTTGATTACATTGAACTATACAGATGGTATGCGCCAGGTGGTAAATCACAAGAGTCATATCGCCTTGATAACATTGCTCAAGTAGAACTTGGTGAAGGTAAGATTTCATATGATGAATTCGAAAACTTGCACCAATTGTATCGTTTGAATTACCAAAAGTTTATTGAGTACAACATTAAAGACGTTGACTTGATTTTAAAACTTGAGAACAAGTTGAAGTTGATTGAACTTGGTCTGACCTTGGCCTATGATACAAAGACCAACTACGAAGATATCTTTGCACAAACTAGAATGTGGGATGCTCTAATCTACAACTATCTGTTGGACAAAAATATTATTGTACCACCAAAAATTACTAAGAGTAAATCTGAAGCGTTTGAAGGTGCTTACGTTAAAGACCCACAAACAGGCATGCATTCATGGGTTGCATCGTTTGACTTGAACAGTTTGTATCCGCATTTGATGATGCAATACAATATTTCACCTGAGACATTGGTTCAACCAACCGATTACACGGATGAAATGCGTGAAATTATTATGCAAGGCGTAAGCGTTGATAAATTGTTGACTAAATCAGTTAATCTATCAGATATGAGTGCTCACACCATTACACCAAATGGTCAATTCTTCCGTACTGACAAACAAGGCTTTCTGCCTAAGATGTTGGAAGAAATGTATGTGGATCGTTCAAAGTTTAAGAAAATGATGATTCAAGCTAAGAAAGATTATGAAGTTGCGACTGATCCTAAGAAAAAGTATGAACTAAAAAACAAGATTGCTCGTTATGATAACCTGCAATTGGCAAAGAAAGTTTCTCTCAATAGTGCTTACGGTGCCCTTGGTTCTCAGTATTTCAGGTTCTATGACCTTAGAATGGCCTTGGGTGTTACTACTGCTGGTCAATTATCAATCCGTTGGATTGAACACAAAATTAACCAGTACATGAATGGCTTATTGAAAACAAATGATGATTATGTTATCGCCTCAGACACGGACTCGATATATCTCAAGCTTGGTCCACTTGTTGATAAAATGTATCAAGACAAGACAGATGTTAATAAAGTTATCGCCTTCATGGATAAAGTCTGTGAAGATAAGATTCAACCTTTTATTGACAAAAGCTATCAAGAACTTGCTACGTATGTCCATGCGTATGACCAAAAAATGCAAATGAAGCGTGAAGGTCTTTCTAACAAGGGAATC